AGAAAAACAAGAAGATAAAAGTTACTATGGGAACAAAGAACAATATTATAAAAGGCTTGAATCAATTGCAGCTAAAATAGTATGGGCATTTGAATATGGTTCATAACATGAAACTAGAGTATTTAGAGAAGTTTACGGTAAAACAGCTTAGAGAAAGGCAGAATGCCTTGAGATACTGTAAGTTTACTGATAATCAGAATGAGGAATGGAGGTTAGATGAGCTGGAGGGCATTGTGAAGGAGCTTGTCAGGAAAGGCAGTAAGAATCCAGGAGGCAGCATGAATCCGGTAGCGAATTTGGAGGAAGAATAGTGTGGGTAAAGATTGAGGAAGTTTATGAGGGGTATCGTGTTATTGTGCAAGATGGTCCTGATACATGGGTTAGTAACCTAAAAATGGCGCTTTTGCTGGCATTGGATTACCTGAGACCACGAAAGTTTCGTGGTTGTGATACGGTTGAAAAGATTTTGGAGGAGTCATGAAATGAAGTATTTATGTCCTTTTTGTAGTCGTGAGATGGATACGCTGGTTATAAACGGCAAGGAAATAGAGGCTGGAGAAGCTGCTGAGTGCCATTGTTGCACCGATCCGGCCACCGGCGATACACGTAAGTTTGCGGCAATATCGTTTCAAGGGAAAAACTATTGGCAGGAGTTGTTAGATTACGAAACGGAGAAAGAGTTATGAGCGATCAACAGGTTTATGAAATACAAGGTGGAGATTTAATTCTGGGTCAATTGAAGTTATCAAATCCATGTAAAGTTAAAGTGGTTGTTACATCAGAATATGTTTACTTATATATCGGTCCTAGAGATTGGCAGTGGTATCGAAATACTGGAAAGTTAATGGGTTCTGGAACGGGAATTTGTGGCAGTGATGAGTAGGCCCTTCGTTCATATTAGATTCAAGACTCCTACTGGTTGGAGAAACTTCTATTTACACCCAGAAAGTGCTTATAACCAGGACGTTTTGAAGCAGATACAGGACAAGTTTGGTGCTACCGAGTTCCAGATTGTAGAAGATGGGCCAGTATTGGCAAAGCCAGAAGAGGCCGTGTACCAAGGAGAGAAATTTAGGAGATAGCATGACAACTCTTGAATGTCCTGAGTGTTCTAAGGCACTAGAAAACCTGTATGTTGGTAGTCAGAAAGCCGAGGTTGCATTGCATTGTCCCGGTTGTGACACGAAATGGCTTGTTTGTGAGGTTTTAGATGCAGTATTCTTGATGAAGCTGTTTGATACCAAAAAGATACCACAGATTCATCTGGTTGGAAATTAATTATGGTTGAATTCAACGAGAATGAAGTCGGTTTAGATCCAATCTTCGATAGAGTTGTGCTCAGGCGAGATGATCCATATGGGAAGTACAAGGAAAGTGGCCTGGAGATTCCCGAAAACGCCGGATCGTACATGGATAGGTTGAATCTTTGTACCGTCATTGGAGTTGGTCCTGAGTGTATATCTGCTATAAAAGAAGGGGATAGAGTCATCATCGGTAAGTATGCCGGAACAGAGATCAAGATTTGGAATTTAGAAGTGGTTATTGTGAGGGAAGAGGAGATACTATGCTTAGTAAAAAGACTGGATTAACGAAAGTAGTTACTAAAAAGCCGGTCAATAAGCATTTTCTTGAGGAGTTACTTGGGCCATTTGAAGATTGTGTTATCAAAGAGAAGATTGATCTGTATCTCTTTGAAGCATTGGATTCATATGATCAATCTGCAGTGTGGATTGTTTTTAAGAGTGAAAATAAACAACATAAGGTCTCAATAAAGGTTACTAAAGAGGAAATAGCAAAGTGCAATCTTCTTCCAGAAGTCATTGCTGCTAATAAAGCCGAACATCAGTATCCCCAATTTTTAGTGCATCTTATGCCTAAGTGGGGGGATCTTAAGTTACTTAATAGTAAAGAATCAAACTGGGACTGGCCTAGTTTAGCTACTCCAATGGCAACTACATCCAACAAAGCAAGCAATAAAAAACGTGGTTTCAAGATAGATGATCCGGATGACTTTATTTACTTATGAGCGACTCAATTTATGGTATTCGCTTCTCTGTAGAGAAACTTCATGAGTGGCTTGAGCCCTATTTTTCTGAGAGATTTCAAGTTATAGACGCTGAATGGGATTCGGACCGTAGGGCACTGAAGATTAGGCTTAATTTGCTCGATCGTAAGCCATACCGCGAGCAATTGAATCAAATTACTTATTTTGCGTCAGTTATTGAAACTACTAAGGTTGACTCTCTATTGTCTGAATATAGACAGGGAAAAAATGAGTAAAGATAAACTCATTCAATGGCAGAATCCGAAAGGCGATGTTAATCCTGACGATGAGAAGAAAGAGACCTTTAAACAGGTCGTAAGTAGAGCCTATGCAAAGAAAAGAGATGGAGAATCGCTCACTGATAAAGAAAAGTGGGCTTTAAAAAACGCATCTAAACAACCAAAATTGGTTTCCGTAACAGGACCACGAAGGGCCACTCTTGAGAACATCGAAAAGATTGTTAAGATGCAGATAGAAGAGGGACTTAGTTATGCTGAGATTGCAGAAAAACTAGGGAAGAAGCCGACTACGATAGCGCATTTGATTGGTAGGCATGACCGGGAATACCGTAGAGCATTACAAAAGGTCGCTGATGAGGCAGTAAAGGACGCTGGTGTGCGGCGCCCTGTCGTCTGGAGTCGAATGTTGGCCCTGTATCAAAGGGCTGCATTGAGAGCGCCCCTGGTGATGGAAGAACTCATGGATGACCCGATGCAACCGGGCGGCGTGCGCGCCAAGGCTGCCCAGGACGCGATGGATCGCTTCGACATGGGTAAGGATGCCACCCAGGCCAAGATCGCAGCTCAGACGCCAAATCCGGAGGCCCTACAGGTTATCAAGGACACCATCGGCATCATGGAACGCATTAAGAGACTTTCGGAACCTTCGGAGGTGAAAACGTATACAGAACTTGATGCTGGGCACATTATCATTGAACAAGCTGAGGTGGTAGATGAGACTCCTTCTGATTAAGTTCTTGACCAATATTGGTTTAACTATGTTTGATCTTGGTTGTGAATGGGCCGATAAATGGGGATTGCATGATGAGATTTGGACAAAACTAGATCCCGGAGATGATGAGGATGATCCAGAGAATCCTCTGGACGATATTGGGGATATGGATACAGATCCAATAGCAAAGGAGAAGTTATGAAGAGAGGAGTGATTGTTACGAAAGAGAGATTTTGTAAGTGCGGTTGTGGGAGATTGATAAGAAAAGATAAAGAAACATATGAAGGACTTACACTTAGACTTTATGCTCCAGATTGCCCACATAGATGTGGTAAGGGATTACCAAAAATAGCGAGAAGATTATTGGTTGGATCTCGTCATATATGGAATTGTAAGGGACATAAATACTGGCTTTTAAAAATTGCAGACCCAAATATATGGGTTCTTGAACATAGGCACATTATTGAGATAAAATTAGGTAGAAAATTATTGAGAAAAGAAAGCATTCACCATATTAATGGTGATGGTTTAGATAATAGGATTGAAAATCTTTTATTGATGCCTCTTAAAGAACATCAATCCATGCATAAATCTATATATTGGGCGGAAATGAGGAATGGGACATGCATGACACCCAGGTGAAGATTTATTTTGCGGACAGGGACGACAATCTTGCCGTAGCGCATATCACTACAATTCGTTCCCCGAGAACGATTAAGATAACAATTGGTACTGAGAATGATATTGTAGATATTGAAGTGCGTGATAACGGCAAATTAGACGTGTCACCGATCTGATGCTCTTTGTGATTGACGGATCTATAAGTATCGAAATCATTTACAATGAAAAGGAGGAGACATATATTAGAAAGATACGAAAAGATGGCATGGTGGTCGAAATGTCTGTGATTGACAAAGTTCTTGCGAAGAATTACTTTAGTGATGCGGAGCTGGAACTTTTCCAGCGGGAATACGATAAGTACAAGGAGAAGAAAGATGCCCAAGAAGCTTGAGAGGGAACTTAAGTCAGAGGCACGAAAGAAGTTCCCAGGAAATGAGAAAAGACAAGATAAATATGTGTATGGTACTCTAAGAAAAACAGGATGGACACCGTCAACACAGAAGAAGCATAAGTCAAAGACATCTAGGGGAAAAGGAAAGAATAAATAGCCGAAGATCTTAATATCTGCGCCATTTGTGGCTTAGATCACGAATTCATCCGTGAGAGTTGTCGAAACTCACTCTTTTTCGCAGCTAGAACACTTTGCGGTTTTAAGGACATGACGCCAGACTTTCACGGAAGAATGGCGGCATGGGTAGAGCGCAATCTGCGCTTTGGTAACCGTAAAATGATGATTTTGGCTCCTCGGGTCGTCTATAAGACCTCCCTCCTCACTATAGCCATGAGTCTCTGGCTAGTCATAAATAACCCCGAGGTTCGAGTCCTTATCGTCCAGGCGTCCGCTGAAAAGGTAAAAGAGGTCATGAACGACCTCAAGAAGACCATCACTGCATGGGCCTTTTCGCATTACTTCCCAGAGCTAATGCCGGGAAGCGGCGACCGCTTCAGCGAGAAGGGCATCGAACTCCCGCGCCATGGGATTTATCCCGAGCCCACCATCTCGGCCCGAGGAGTTGATTCTGTCATCACTGGAGGACACTATGATGTCCACATATTTGATGACGTGGTTGATGAAACTACGGCATTTTCGGAAACCGACATGGAAAGGGTTATACGCTGGTTTAAGAACTCTTCCCCCCTCTTCGTTAGACGAAACGAGGGTATCCGTATCGTGGTGGGAACCCGCTGGGCCATGCAAGACTTGTATCAGTACATCATTGACCGGGGGGGACATGAAACCTGGATCATCGGGCCATACCTCGACGATCCTGCTCGACGACTGGGTTTCTCCGGGGACGACGGGGATCTACTGTTTCCAGAAGGACTTGGGCACGAAACCATCGCCGGATACCTTGAAGACATGGAAGACATATTCTTCTCCTACCAAATCCTCAACAAACCCGTGGTTGAAGGGCTCTTGCGATTTCGACCGGACGGGATCAAATACTATAATTGGGTCGAATACGGGCACCTCCTCGTGGCTGACGCTGTTCAATATAACGTGGGGAATCTGTTTCGAACTATGTGCATTGATCCTTCTCTTGGGCGTACTGCTGAATCTGATGAATTTGCCGTTACTATATTCGGTTGGGATCGTGTCACTGCTCGTGGGTTTTTACTTGGGTTGTCACACGGTAGGATTGATCCGCGCCTTCAGGCAATAAAAATTATGGAACTCCACAAGAAGTGGAAGCCTCATAAGACCGGTATCGAACATGCTGGCTATCAACTTGCATTGAAATCATTTACGGAAGAGTTCATGCGTCAGCAGAATTACTTTTTCTGGATAGATCCACTAAAACCGAAGCAGGGAGCTGGGAAGTCAAACAAATCAACGCGGATTGAGGGCCTGCAGCCATATGTGATGAATGGGCAGATTTACTTCACTCGTGATCAGGGTCCGCTTATCAAGCAGATGCTTGGGTTTCAGCCGAGACCAGATGGCTCTACTGGTCTCAAGCATGATGACTTGATTGACTCGGCCTCCATGCATGTGCCATTTTGGCAGGGTAAACACGGTCAGGCGAAGCCGGAGTATGCTGATGACGATGATATTGAGGATTGGACTGACAGGGGCGGTGGGCAGAGAGTCGCCTCTTATGGACTCCAGGGGGAAACGTGAGGATTCGTGACCTGAGAGGGCTTGTCTCAAAATGGCAGAAAAAGTTAAATTTGCCAGAATGGAGTATTGAGTCTCAATTTGTGAGATGGAATGAGATAAATAACGACCCGGGAAAAGAAAATTTCATTGCCGGAGATCTAAATTGGTTTTTACCTAAATTGGTAGCTTCTATGAGGGTTGTTCCTAAATGTGATCGTCCCCAAAATATGCTCGGGACAGTAGAAATGTATAATGAGGAATATACGGTTGTACATGAACTTGTTCATCTAATACTTGCTTCTACAACCTGGCAAAACGCGAATGACTTGGAATGTGCTGTAAATAGGATTACAATTGCATTGCTTGGAGGAAGGAAATGAAACTTCCAACGATTCTTGGTGAAGTGACAACTTGGATAGAAAATGGCATGGTTGGTCGTTTTACTGTCATGAGAAGCCATAAGGGCGCCCTTGGGGCAGGATCTGAGGATATCGTCAAGATGCATGAATTGGATAAGGAAACTGCAAACAAGATCTGTGATTTAGTGCGCCATTTTGGCGCATTGCGTATCAACATTATTTGCAACGTCAATAGCGGTGAGCCCGACCGGATAGAACTCTTCAGAATGAGAGGTTAGCATGGCAAACGTAGTTGAGGTAAAGCATGTCCAATTCCAAAGTGAGTCTCAGCGTGAACTTTTTGCAAAGACACTCAAAGACGATATCAAGGATGCCCTAAAGGATCGGCAGGAATATGACCATAAGCGTGCCATTTGGCTAAAGCAGAATGAGGGGCGTGTCGAGAGGATTGACAAGCCTGCCTCATGGCAGTCGCAGCTTGACATTCCTACTACCAGAGAAGTAGTACAGGCCGTCAGGGCGCGTCTTGTAAACCCAATCATTCAGCAAGATAAGGTGATGGTGGCTCAACCTCGCAAGCCCGAATTCGAGGATTTTGCCCGGCAGGTTGAAGAATTCATGGATTATGCGTTTGATCAGTTTGATACCCAGCGCTTATTCATGGAATGGATCGAAAATGCAATCGTCTACGGCATGGGCATTCTTAAGGTTCCTTGGGTTCATGAGCAAAAAACCGTTATGGAATGGGTTGAAGCTCAGGTTCCTACTGGACAGATGCAGCAGCTTCCTGATGGCAGTATAGTTCCGGGGATGACTACCCAGCAACAGGAACAACCACGAACATATGATTCAAAACTGGGTGTGATCCCCGTTCTCATCCCCCCGTCAGATTTTATTTATCCCTCGACATCGGTTGATAAGGATACTGCAAAACTCTTAGATCACAAGGTTTATCTAGATGAGAGTACGGTCAAGTCTAGAATCCGTGATCAGGAGTGGTATCCGGTATTTGAGAAGATGCAGCGGGCTGCTGAGATTGATGAAGTTACAAAAACTCGTGAAGAGCTTCTTGGGCTTAAGCCCTCCGTGGATCGCTTTGAGATTCATGAGATCTATACTGCAGCGGACATCAATGGTGATGGAATCGAAGAGGAGTTGATCATCACGATGGATTATACCAGCGGGGTGATTCTGCGCGCTATTGAGAACTATTATCATAATTATAAGCGGCCATTCGTTATCTTGTGGTGGGAGCGGCGCCCTAATTCGATGGACGGAATGAGCCTGTGCTATATTCTTGAGCATCTGCACAAGGCATACACGGCCATCATAGATATGCTCTTGGATTCAGGGACGCTGGCTGTAAAGGGTTGGTTTGTAGGGACTACAGATCACCAGCTCGTAGATTTGTTCAAAACTCAGCAATTTAACATGGGAGATTTTATTCTCCTGAATAGTCTTCCGGGGGAAAGTACGGAAGTTTTCAAATTGGGCGAACCTCCAAATAATCTGTTGGAGTTGGCTGCAATCTTAGAGAGGCATATTAACATTTTGGCGTCCATCAACCTCTATAACCAAGGACAGGAACAGGTTGATCGCCCCACGGCGACGGGGCAAACCCTGCTGGTCGAAGAGGGCAAGCAGCCGCTGTTCGAAAAGCTTGAGATTTGTCGTGGGGCAATCTCCGAATTGTCAATTCAGATGCTCTCTAGGTATCGGCAGTTCTGGCAAAATAAGGTTGAATATACGAAATTTGTGGATCAGCAGTTTTTGCCTGGCCTGGTGCAGTTTCCGCCTGGACTTATTGAAGATAAGGTGTTGGTTGAGCCAAAAGCAACATCTGCAATGCTTTCCGAGAATACCCGCAAACAGGAGATGGTTGCTCTGTTGGATCGCGTTGGGGCTTCTCAAAGGGTGATCCTTGATTTGCTCAAGGTGGGGATGGAGGCCGCATCTCAGGGATTGCCGCTTGGGATGGCCGCTGCCGGTGCTGCTGATGCATATTCTACTATGTTGACTAGACTTCTTAAGGAGTTTAGGGTGAAAGACATAGAACAGATTAATCCTCCGGTTCAGGCAATGTTGCAGGTTGGTCAGGTCTACCAGCAGATGGTGCAGCAACTTCAGAGTCAGATGCAGGAATTAATGCAGCAGGCGCAGCAGCTTGCACAGCAACTTCAGGAAATTACGAAGGAGGCGGAGAGGCTTCTGAAGGAGAATCAGCAACTTCAGGAAGAGAATATGGAGCTTAAAATTGATTTGAAGATTCAGCAGCTTGAGGAAAAGATCGCTGTTGCAAATGCAAAGAAAACGGAGAAGAAAAATGGTTAATCGTGAGAAAATCAAGAAATTAGCTAAGTATGATGGTTTTCAAGATCTTATAATGCATTTTAGAGAGGAGGCCGCTACTGCTATTGCAAATGCACACGCGAGCACCGGAGCAGAAATGAAGCTTAGATATTTGACGTGGAACGAAGTTTATATGAAAGTAGTCTCATTCTTGGTGTCAAATACTTGACAAATCAATAATAAGGCTTTATTTTTACAGATGGGAGGATAACTCATGGTAGAAGTACCGATTGTTACGCCGGGATCAGATGTAGGCGAAACACAACCAGCAGGCTCAGCGGCACCCGCAGTTATACCGCCTGTACAACCTACGGAGACTGTTAAAGCCGATGAAACTGTGGACGAGGCGCTTAAGTGGATTGATGATCTCGGAGCAGCTCCGGCAGGACCGCCCACGGCGGCTCCCGCC